TTGATAGCATTCTTCAAGTAATCGTACTATATGGTACGCTACTTTTGGATTGTAGTAATAATTCAACATTGCATCACCCTTGAATAGCTGTTCTTGCTGTGATTTAACGTATCCAAGAAATGTTTGTTTGATCTTTTTACTGAGGAATAACGATCTATTTTGTAACAACAATCGCCCATATTCATTACAATATTCAAATTCTTTTACAAAAAATAATTCTAATAATGTAGGACTTGCATTCATACAAAGAAATATAAATTTAGGAAGTGTAAAATATATGCAATCTTTATCTTCTTGAATATTTTTTCGGCCAGAAGATGATGGATTCGTTCGACATTCAACATGTTCAATATGTTGAAAGCCGAAAGTATAATCAAGTGGTGGTACAAACACTCCCATATAATCAGTATCACTTGTATCAATACTACAACCATACAAGTAAGATCCTACTTGACACTTAAACAATAAGAATGGTAGTAGTTCTTGTTCAGTCATGTGTTCTCTTGCTCCTCCTGGTAAATTTTATCAAATATTTCATCAACTGTCCATTTTTTATACGTGAGACTATAGCCTTTGGGGTACTCTGTTGTAATACTCTTGTCAGGTGTTATTACTTTGATGCGTATACGATTGCCAACACAATATTCTTCGTAGGTAAGTGGATAGATCATACATGTTGACACTCTTTCTGATTAAATTATTTAATAAGAACTTACACGTTTTTTACAACACTTCTTGCATTTTTCATTATAAATATACCGATGTATTGTGATATTATGACATATGAGTGATGCTGGAGTCACAGGTATTAATGTCATTGAACCATCTATAACTTTGTAGGCATGTAGTCCTAGTTTGCACGCCAGATTTTTGTCAGTCCATTTCTTTTCAGTAGCGCATTTCATTCTAAAATCCTTTCTAAATTATTTTAAGAATGTACTTTTTAACATATCAGTAACAACTGGTGAAGCTGTTGCAGTAAAATTACTGCTTTGTGTTTTAAATAATTGTGAAAAACATCCTATCATCTTTGAAAAGAAGCTAGGGGTTTTTGGTTGTGCCATTGGTTGACGTGCAGTATGTACACGTACTGCATGTTTCTCCATTGTACGTACTTGCTTCTGCCATGTACGTTGTGTGTGTCCATTGAGCAACTTGTTACACAATGGATGATATTTATGAATGAGTCTTTTTTCTTCTTTTAATGCTTCTGTATTATTATTTGCCCAATAGACAATTTGAATATCATAAGATGGTATAGTTGATACGTAATTTTTCCATACAACATTTCTTTGAGACATTTTAAAAGGTCTATCAGATCGTCCTTTGCCCACATAAAAAATTGTATTGTTATACGTATGCGTATAGACACAATAAGGTTTTTGTGTATGAATAGAAATTGTATTTGTAATAGTCTGTTCAGTCATTTAAATGAACTCCATAAAGCCAGATAGGTTTAATCCATGCAGGAGGAGCAGTACGAGCAAAAGCAACACAACCACGGATAACATAATCTCTACCAAGTTTTAACCAAAGTTCTTTCCTTTCTTCCATACTTTGTCCTGTTGTATACACATCATCAAAAATAAGCACGCATTTACAAGTATGTGCTTCATAAGGTTGATATTGTAAACGAAATGCTTCAGCAAATCGTTTACCGCCAGTAGGTATATAGTCGATTATATACGGATCTTTAGGGAGAAGTTCATAGGCAATGGATGCTAAACATATCCAATCATGTTCCCCTAGTGCATCACATTCAACTTTCCAAGGAAGCTTTAATCCTGCATGTGAAATGAATACTTCCTTTTTAAATAACGTCATTTGTTGCCCTCTACTGGAAGAAACCATCTATCTTCATTAAGTTGAATATAAAACACATCATCTAAACATTCAATAGATACTACTCCTTCATTAAGAGATATTTTGATCATGATAGTATTGTTACGAGTAAGCGATATATGAACGTCTTTATCAGTTACATCATAATTTAAGAAAAAATGAATACAGTTCATCCATGAACATAATTCAATATTTTTCTTTTCATGTAAACAATCGGCCAAGAGTTCTGTAAGTTTAGTATGAACAGTTGATAGAGGTAAATTGATTAAATAATTTAAGTAATCATCGAGTTTAATAGTTTGTGATACCATAATTTTCATTAAAACCTTTTAATGCTCGTTGTCGTAATGCATTCCAATCATCATCAAATTGTCCTGTTTCCCATGAGGAAACGATATATTCAACATCTCCTATAATTTCACAGCGTATATAACCTTCTTCTTCTCCTTTTGTTGCATATTTTTCTCCTTCAAGTGGTACGATTTGTAAACTAATAATCCTATCTTTATTACGTGGTTGTATTTTACAAAGTCGTACTGTTTGATCATTATAAAAATAGAGAGAGTTTACACCATTAGCACAATAATCTTCTGGACAATATAGAACCATATGATACCCACCATACATTTTTGCTTCAACAATGACTCGTACTATCTTTTTACATTTATCACAGTAACATGAAATTGCAGCCGTAACATGATAAAACTGCATTATGCTGCTTCCTCTCCTTGTGGTTCTTCTAGTTCAAGATCATCTACCATAGAATCTAATTCTTCTTTTTTCTCTTGTCGTTCTTGTGGACCTCCAAAGAAAGAGAGTTCCCAAATAATTCCATAAATAACTTCTATAAGTGTGTATGAAATGTTAGGTAAAGTAAGATAAGGTGTCATTTCATAGTCTTTATACACATCACACGTTGTATTAAGTTGTAATGGTAAATCAATAAGGGTACTTGAAGAAGAAAGTGATACACCCCAATGAATACGTTCATTGTTTGCATCAGGAAAACCTATACCATGAAAATTTGCCCGTGTCATTCCATCAGTTTGATTTTCTTCTACAGTCAATAATTTGTATACCTCAAGGTATTCTATGTCTTTTTCATCTTCTGGTGTGCTTACAGAAGATAATCCTTCCTCCACTATTTCTTTACACCAATTTGTTATGATTAAATCAAAAAATTCTATATGACGTTTCATAAAAAGAAACAAATCTCGTAATGTTACTCCTTCATCAATTTCACATTCATTAAATAAATAAAGCTGTGGAGTCATTGTCACATCGTATTCTTTATATTCTCCTTCTTCTTTTTCTTTATCATAGATCCATTTTGTATTGTATAGTAACCCTGTCTTTTTTAAATGTAGCATATGTACCTCCCTCTATTAATTGTACCATATCGAATGAATTAATGCAAGTTTTTTACCAACAAACATGAATCAAATAGTTTCCTGGTTCAATATGTCCATCTTTACAGAGTTTTCTTAGGAAAACTTCTACAGCAAAATCATATTGCTTATCTTTCACAATATCAATCTCCCATTGTTCATCATCATATTGATCCCAACTTTCCGCCGAAATATTATCATAAGTATGTGAAGTATCATTAGATGATTCTTCACAGGCAATAAAATTATAATCTTCAATAAAAGGATAATGTTCTTTAATAAGATCTTCAAGTTCATCATAATCTAAAACATGATAAGTCATCGTATCCATAAATTCTCCTTATGAATTTTTTACATGATAGTCATTAACAATAAACCCTTCAATGGGTTTTTCTTTAAGAAAAGGAATAATTTCATCTACAAGATGATATGGTCGAAATTCTTCAGAACCATCAATACCAATATCTAATGCTCTCCCTTTCCTCCATTTTGTTTGTGGTGTTGAATGTAAATGCCCATGTAACATCATAGAACCTCTTGACATATTCTCCCATGTTGCAAAAAGGAAGTGACATAAAATAATTAAATCTTTTCCTACTTTCACATTTTTTATATCACGAATTTCTGTAAACAACCTATATAACTCAGGAAATTTTGTACCTTTTGCCCAAGCATAATCATGATTGCCACGAACAAGAAAGATTGTTTTAACATTTAATCTTTCTCTAAATAATTGTACATTCTCTTTTTTGCCCATAGCAAAATCACCAACATGATATAGTATATCATTGTCTTTGACTATGGCATTGATGTTTTGAATAAGCGTTTCATTATGTTCTTCCATCGTATCAAATAGACGACATTTACTCTTGTCGTCCCATGTTGATGTTCCTTTTACCATATTTACGTGACCATAATGGGTATCTGAAGTAATATATAACTCGTTCATAATTCTATCCTTTAATGTCTACTGCGCCAGTAGGACTCGAACCTACATAACGTGATTAACAGTCACGCATACTACCAATTGTATTATAGCGCAATAATTACATCTCCTTTTTCTTTAGAAAAATGGTAACTCCAGCCCAACAATTACAACCAAAAAGTAATTGTGGTTCAAGAGAATCTATTTCATAATTATTATTTTCTTCATCAACAATATGTAATGAAGGAATAAGAGAATAATGACTGTTGACTCGTTCATCTCCTATCTCTGCGATTAAATTATTTAATTCCCTGAAAAATTCTGGTAGTGTCATAGTTTATTTTACTACTCCACTTGGGAATACGTTTAGAATTATTTGATTTGTTCCTATTCCTATACCTACAAGTGTTACCTGTTGTCCTGCTACTATATCACTAACAAGCCAAATTCCACCTGGAGTATTCGCAAGTGCGAATATTGCACCAGAAGCAGGTGCTGCTCCTGCACCAAGCGTTATAGTACCACTTGTTTGTACTCTCATAGGTTGATTTGCAGATGCTGCATGTAAGGCTATACCTGTAGCTCTTGCTTCGACAGAAGTAAGATCATTACGTGCTAATGCAAATTTTCCAGCCGTATTGATATAAACTATATCTCCAGCAGTTAAAGTTGTTGCGGATAATGCATCAATAAATGTCGCACCAGATCCAGAAAGAACTTGACTACCAGTTATTGTAACTAAAGCCATATATGTTTCCTTTATTTTTTAGGTTTTTTCTTTGCCCAAAGATTATTACAAACTGCATATCGTTGTTTATTATCAGGAAAATCTTGATTCATTGTAGGGTTTCCCATACATCTTTTTAGAAAGTCATCTTTCTTTTCATTAGGTTTAGGTGCTGGTAAAGGCATAATGTTTCCTTATAACGATGAAATAAATAAGGGAAGATGGGTAATTTTCTCTCCAGTAAATTCTGTATTCCAAGGTTGCATTAAACAGACAATTCGTGTATCGGGACATTCTTCTTGAAGAAGATTAAGTGTTTCTGTTCTATCATCAATAAAAACATCTAAATGAAGTGCGTTCACAAGTGGACATTTTTCTGTGTATTCTTTCACAATAAGTACAGTTGGATTGACAACATTTAATTTTCGTAATGCTTTTTCAGTTTGTGTTTTAACTGAAACATCTTTATTTGTAGTCATTCGGCATGTAATAAAATATACCTCATGTTGATTGTTGTTGAGTAAAGCATTTAATGCTGTTCGTGTCCATTCATATGTTGAAACATTCGTCCAAAATGTACTACTACTGGTAACGTGGGACCATATGATTGTGTTTTGATCTTCATTAAGATATTGTGCTGACCAATCCCATCGTGAAGGAAAATATTCTCTATCGTACATAGGAAGTTTTACACCAAGGATTGTCATGGTTGCTTGTGTAAAAGCCGAAACAAAATCAAAAAGAACTCCATCAAGATCTATTCCTATTTTAGCCATATGTCTATCCTTATAGATTAAATAATTTAATCCTCAGAAAGTATGCGTAAGTAATGATTATATAATTCATAACGCATATAAGGTACATGATATTCCATTGTGTTAAGTAAATGTTGATTGATGTAGTAATCAGGTCCATCTCCTGTAAAAGACGTTGAATATGTAGAAATACTATAATCGTTTCCACATAATGTTATTTTTCTGTACATATTACCTTTTTGTATTTCTTTCCATTCAATGGGAAACATAAGACTCCTGTAAAATAACATGTCGTTGTGGAGCACGTAGAACAACATTACCAGATTTTGTTTGTAACGTAAGTGTTGTTTTATGGACTTTTACTACTTTACCATGATTTGCTTCAAGATGTTTGTTCCATGTACATGCTACATAATAGACGGTATCTCCAGGTTTATATGTTCGTCCAAAATAATCTATCATAATGTATCCTCTGTAATGTATGCAGTAAATTGTCGTGTTTCATTTGTATATATAAGTAATGCAATGAGTTTATCGGCCATATAATAATGATGTTGAATACTATCACATAATGCATATTCTTTCATTGTTACTTTTTTTGTTTGAAGAAAAGAAGATAAATCTAAAAAAGATACTTGTTTTAAGGGTTTCCTTTCATCCATATATGCCTACACTCATATGAGCAAAATTGTTGACTATGCGCCATAAAACTTCCTTCAACATGTACTTCATAATCCGTTGCTTCTATGACAGGTGTACGTACAGAAGGAACGTAATAGCGTTTCTGACACTGTTTATTAGCACACAAACCAGTGATGATGTTTTCTTCTTTATCAAAATCGTAACCAGATCCTTTTCTCATAATCTAATAAAATCTCCTTCATTTGTTGAATAATATACTCGTTTAATGTTAAATGCCACAATAGCCCTTATACATGATTCACAAGGTTTACATGCAGCTAAATCTCCTAATGATACTCTACAGACAACCATAGTAGCTTTCCAGATTTCAACATATTGAGAGATAAATTTTGTTATAGCGTCTACTTCTGCATGAAGATAGATTCTATTTTTATTATGAGAAAATTGTTTTTGTAATGGATGTGTTTTGAATCTATTGTATCCAAAAACATATTTCTTATCAAAACCTAACCACGCTACTATTTTTTGTCCTGCTGTTTGTGGATGATCTTCTGCTAAAATAGGTAAAAGTTCACAAACGTTTCTATGATTCAAAAATCCTCCTAAACAACTTTAACGTATCCTGATTGAAGATCGAGTTGTACTTGTAAATCATCTTTACATTTTTCACACTTAATTGCTCTTTTTTCTAAAATACGTTGTTTTGCTTTTGTGAATGTATAAACATAAGGTGTAGGAATGCCACATTTAGGACATACTAAAAATATTCGTCTACTTTCTGTTTGCACATTATTCTCCTTCTACTAATAATGCATATGCCAATACACCTTCTTCAAGTTCAATCCATCCATATTCTTGTAATGGAACAATAACATCTTTATAAAAACTTTCACTATAAAATCCTTCGGCTAAAAGCATATGCTTAAACTCAATACAAAAATACCCATAATTTTTTTCAAACTTTAAAAAAATCGGACAAACAGGATCTATCTTCTTAAATAATTTAAGTGCATTAAAAATATCCTCTAGCATATTGTATCCTTTATTGAATTTTACATGTTAATATCCTTTGCAAAATTTTACCTATTAAATTATTTAATATAATTATACACCCTATTAAGAGTTTTGTCAAGAGGCAAAATAAAAAGATGTTTAACCCCCCTGTTAATTATAAAACATAAGGTGTATCTTATGTATATGAATTGTAAGAAGTATAAGTTGCGTAAGCAGAACTATTTATGAAAGAAAAATATGCCAGTCATTAAGAAAACAAATGTACAACTTCTTGAAAAAATTAGTTATATAGAAGCTGCTTTAAGTGAATCTGTTTTAACAGAAGCATTAATTACAGAAATTTGTACATATGTGCGTGATGGTGTTCCTAAAAAAACAGTAGCAAAAGCAGTAGGAGTTTCTTATGCTACTTTAACACGATGGATGCGTATAGGAACAGGAAAAGAAGTAGCTAAAGATGTTGATATGACTTTATGTAAATTACTTGCTCAAAAAATAGAACAATCAGAAGCATTAGCACAGATAGATTTAATTCGTATGATGAAAAAAGCCGCTGAAGGTGGAATTGTTTTATCTGAACGAGAATTAAAAGGAAAAGATGGTGCTGTCATAGAAAGAAAATATAGTGCTCCATCATGGCAAGCTGGTGCATGGTACTTAGAAAGACGGAATACTGAAGATTGGGGCAGAAAATTCTATGAACCTTCTAAGGAAACTGAAGAAGAAGCTGTGGATGCAAATATTTTCCATCTATTAAACGAGCAAGCAAAAGAAATACAAGAAAGTGATAAAAACGTACAAGACTATTTGAATTAGGAGAGTTATGTCTGAATCAGAACATAATCAATTTAGTGTTTTGCAAGCATATTTATTGCAAAGTGGTATAAAGAAAACACCACAACAGTTTTTAAAAGAACTGCCACAAGAAGCAAGAGATAAATTACTTGCTTTATTAGATCAAAAAGCAAAATTACGTGAAGGGAAAGCACTAAGTAGATGGAGTTTTACACAAAATTATCATAGAACACATAAGTTAGAACCTCTTTCATGGTACAGAAGGGATTATCTAAGACAGTTATATGCTGATGAAGCAAAAGAAATTGTTATCCGTAAAGCTGTACAAGTAGGCATAAGCGAATGGGCTGTTGTAGATATTCTCTATATGACGATGGAATTAGGATGGTCTGGAGCATATATCTTAACAAAAACAAAAACACGTGATGGTTTTGTAGCTGAAAGAGTGAATAAAGTTCTTAATGCTGTCAAGTATTATAAAGATCATGTAGGTTCTATAGATAACTTGGGTATCAAAGAACTTGGAAAAGGCATGATACGATTTTTAGGTTCTAATGCTGCTGATGATTTTGTATCGTTTCCTGCTGATTTTGTGATTATTGATGAAGTAGATTTATGTGATCAAAAAAATCTTGCTCTTGTTCCTGATAGATTGCAAGCATCAGAACATAAATATCAAAGATGGATAGGTAATCCAACAACAGAAGATTTTGGGATAGATAAATTATATAAAGAGTCAGATCAAAAAGTATGGGAAGTATGGTGTACGAAATGCAAACGATTTTATAATCTTGATTGGTTTTTGAATGTTGTCAATGAAACTGAGTTTGGTGTGACATTACGTGATACGACATATACAGGTTCTACAAGTCAAATTATTTGGCCGATTTGTATAGAATGTGGAACTAAAATAGATAGATACGGTAGAGGACAATGGTCAAAACAAAATTTAATTAGTAAACGATCTGGATACACACTTTCTCAAATTTATAGCTCAACAGTGACATTAGAAGAAATGTGGACTGAATATTTAGAAATAAAAGATAATTTATCGAAGTTACAATTGTTTTATAATAATAGACTTGGTTTACCATTTAATAGATCTGGTTTTAAGATAACTGAAGGTATGTTGTCGCTATGTCAACAACAATATCCTTTTCAATTCGATTATGCTGGATCAAATACAGTTGTAGCAGGAGTTGATGTCGGTGGTACACTTCATGTTGTTGTACGGGAGTTATTAGAGAATGGTGAAAGACGATTATTGTTTGTTGGTGCTCTTGCAGATTTTTCTTCATTAACTGAAATTATTAACAGGTACAGTGTGTCTGTTATGTGTATTGATGCAGAACCTGAACAACGTAAAGCAAGAGAGTTTCAACAAGATCATAGTGACATTGTATGGTTGTGTGATTATCATGTTCAAGATTCTAATACACAAAATGTTGTCGTGAACAAAGATCGACAGTTTATGCGAGCAAAAAGAACTCCTGCTTTAGATTCATTGTTAGAAGAAGTATTAACACAAAAATTTGTACTTCCATATAACAGTAAAGAAATCTATCAGGGAGATTATTTTAAACATTTAACATCATCAACGCGCATACAAGAAGATGAACGATTCATATGGACAAATAAAGGTGCTGACCATTGGCTACATGCAGAAAGTTATTGTAAACTTGCTCAAAATGTTATAACTGGTGTTGATGTGCATTTTAGTAATATGGGTACTGAAGATTTTCGGACAAAATCTACGGAGGAAATAGTAGATATACTACTCAAGAGTCAACAACAAATGCTGTTGAACTTCTTTTATGAATAGGGAATAAATCTACTAATAGGATTGTTCCTATATACAACATTAAATTATTTAATTGAACGTAGGAGATTATATATGATACTTCCTGTTATTCCTGATTTGTTATTAGGATTTGGTTTGTTGTTGTATTTTGCATTTACGGCATATTCTGTTTGGATTGTTTATACGTCAGTGCTAGAACATAATGCTCCTTTCATAACACGATTTTTATATTATACAGGTTTATTTAATGTTGCTTTGTGGACAACATCATTTTCATTAATGTTAATTCTAAAACTTGGCCGATTAATTTAAAGGTATATTATGTTAGGTTTAGCTTCACATAAATTTGTGTCTCGTTTAGAGAGAACATTAGGTACGGAAGTAACTGTAGATGCTGCTTTTAGTGAGCAAGGTTCACGTAAATTAGGCTTACTTCCACGTGAAGATGATTCTACACTTATGCAAACATATGAAAAATCTATATGGGTATATAATGCTGTAAGTGTTATTGCAGAAGTTTCAGCCCAAATACCATTAAAAATATATAAGAAACAAGCAAAAAAGATAACAGATTTAACCTATGATAAAATTATGGAACCATTAAGACATCCTAATCCTTGGATGTCACGTTTTAGATTATGGGAAGCTACTGTATCTTTTTTACGTTTGTGTGGTGATTGTTATTGGGAAATAACACCTAGCAAAAGTAAACCAGAATTTATTTATGTTATTCGGCCAGATCTCATGGAAATTGTACCAGATAAAAATAATTTAATCAAGGAATATCGGTATTATCCAAAAGGGAGAGGTACAGGAGATCCTGTAATATTTCGAGTAGATAATATTGTGCATTTTAAAGCATTCCATCCTACAGATTCTTTTTATGGAATGTCATCTATTAGTCCTGCACAACTTAGTATTGCAGCAGATTTACTTGCTTTACAGTACCAGATCAAATTTTATGAGAACAATGCAAGACCAGATGGTGTATTTAGTACAGATATTTTCTTATCTGATACACAGATAGAACGACTTGAAAAGAAGTTCATACAGTTTAGACAAAAACTTAGGGGAGCATTTAGTCCTATTATTCTTCATGGTGGATTGAAGTATAATCCTATATCGTCTGATTTGAAAGATCTTGAATTAACAGATGCTCGTAAAGTAAATAGACAAGATATTATTTCTGGACAACGTAGTGGACCTGCTATTATGGGTTTAGAAGATGGGGATTACTCAAATTTGAAAGAACAGTTACAACTTTTTTTATATACAAGAGTATTGCCCATGATGAGAGGATTAGCAAGTGATTTAGATACATTATTATTGAGATACATAGCTCCGAATTTAGAAGCATCATTTGATATAGAAGAATTACCAGAATACGTAAATGAGTTAGAAAAAGAAACACAAATGCGTATAAGATTTCAAAACGGTCTAGTGAGTGTAAATGAAGCACGAATGGGACTTAAATTAGCTCCTTTGGAAGATAAAGAAGCAGGTGAAGAAAGATTCATTCTAAGTACGTTAATGCGTATAGATGAAGCTAAAAATTTATCAGAACAAAATACTGGACCTGGAGGTGCTGAACAAAGACCAGATTCTAACACTAGGCCAGAACCAAGTGATGAAGATGATGATAACGCGGGCCAAACAGTAGGAAATGAAGGCGAAGATGCACCAGATAGTGAAAGGCAATAATTAAATTATTTAATTTTATAGAAAATGGAAATGCATTGTTGTTAATTTTGTAAAGGAAGGTGAAATTCTATGAAATATAAAGAATATTCGTATGTTGTTGAAAAGCAACGAAATGAAGAAGAATATGGAGTGATTATAAGCACTGATCAAGAAGATAGAAGTGGTGATGTTATTGTAAGTACAGGAATTAAATATGATAAATATTTAAGTAATAATCCTGTAGTTCTATTTCAGCATGGTAGAGATCCTGTTGTTGGTAGTGCGCCTATTGCTAAAGCAACGTCTATGAAAACCTTTATGCATAAATTAGAAAGCAAATTTGTTTTTGCAGAGGGCGATGTTCATGCAGATAGGATAAAGAATTTGTGGAATACTGGTTTTTTAAATGCGTGTTCGGTTGGTTTGATTCCTTTAAAGGTTGAAGATATAGAATCAAAAGACAAAGACGATATTTGGGCACAGATGTTTCCTCCACAAAGGATTTTAGAAAGCGAATTAGTTGAATATTCTCTTGTTGGAATACCTATGAATGCTGGTGCAGTACGTAAAAGTATTGATGAACAATTTTTGAAACTCATTGGAATTATTGAAACAAAAATTACGCCAGTTGAAGAAATATTACAAAAAGTGAACGAATTAAATAATTTAATTTCTTCACTTCAGTATATAGAAAAAACTTCTGATGATGAAAAAATAGTTCCTTATGTACCTTATGCATTTACAAATACACCTTGGGATATTTTAATCGCTCTATCAACAGAGACAGCAAATACCTATGCATATGCGTATGGTGAATATGCACCACATCATATGATAGAGAACGGGAATATAGTAACATCTTTTGAAGCAGTGTGTATGGGATTAGCCCGTATAAACGGCGCAACAAAAGATATTGAAGGTGCTCAACATGCTTATGATCATTTAAGTAAGCATTATGATGAATATGGACAGGTTTTGCCACCAGATTTTGCTCATAAACAATGGACTTCTCTCCAAGTAATTTCTTTTCTAAGAAAACATCTTGTATCGGAGGATAACATTCTTTTGACATTAAATGATTGTGGTATACCACTTGAAGAATCGTTAAAAATGGTGAAATCTGTTGTAAAACAAGATCCACCAATTAAAACTGATGAGGATGATAAGACTTCCGATGAGTATGATAAGATGTTACGAGATATTATGGAATCTTGTAATCAAATTGTGGCTTTAGTGTAACTTACTAAGAAAGGACTAATATATGGATCAAAATGCGATTGCTCTTTTATCTAAGACTGTAGCTGATGCAAAATTAGCTTTAGAAACATCTACCACTTCTTTGTCTGAACGTCAAGAAGTTGTAGAACGTGCTGTACACGATTTAACAACCAAATTGACTGATGTTCAAGCAGCTATGTCTCGCAAAGGTGAAACAAATATTGATGCTGATACTCCTGAAGTATCTCATTTAATCAGAAATTATGGTCGTGTGGATTTTAATGATTTAATTCATAAAACTCGCCCACATAAAGATGATTATTGTTTACGTGGACTTCAAGAACGTTCAGATTATCTATATATGTTGACATACTATAAGTATAAAACAATGGTTCAAAATCGTCAACTTATGGCGAATGTTACTTTTGATCAAGTAGCACGTAGCTTGAAGTATTTTGAACAATTTCAACGTGAAACTCAAATTTTGCAACGTGCATTAAGTACAACTGGTGCTGGTACTGGTTTGGAATTTATTCCATCTGAATTTAGTGCAGAATTGCAAGATCGTATTGCTCTTGCTTTGCGTGTTGCTGCATTGCATCGTAACATCACTATGCCACGTAGCCCATATACTTTACCTGTTCGTGTTGCTGCATTACCAATGGGTTTTAAGGTTGCAGAACGTAATACAGATAACGTTATGACTCAGGCAAATATGATTCCTGCAATGACACCAGGAACCCGTAATGTGCAATTTGTGGCAGTAGGTATTGGTGCTCTTACCATTTTCTCTACTGAGGAAGAAGAAGATTCTATTGTGGCTATTCTTCCTTTTGCCCGTGATGAACTTGTTATGTCTTTAGCTAATGCTATCGAAACTGCTACTATTAACGGTAGTACAACCGCTACTCATGAGGACAACGATGTTGCTACAGGTACTCCTGCAACAGATCCACGTACTGCATGGGACGGCTATCGTGTTATGGCTATTAAACCAGCCGTAGATACGACTATTTCTTTAGCAACTTTTGATCAAGCAGGTTTACGTAATTTACGCGCTAAAATGGGTAAATATGGCGTGAATCCAGATCAATTAGCTATGATTTGTAGCCCTGCTGTGTACTTAAAGTCTTTTTTGCAATTAGCAGATGTTACTACCGTAGATCGCTTCGGTAATGATGCTGTTGTAAAAACCGGACAACTTGGAATGTTTGATGGTATTCCTGTAATTGTTTCTGAGTTTGTACGTAATGATGTAGCTGCTACTGGATTTAATACTGTAGCAGGTCCAAATACTACGAGCACTGTAAATATTGTAAATCATACTGCTATGGTTTATGGTACTGTACGAACTGTTCAAGTGATTGAAATGCCACTTCCTCTTACTGATCAAGTAGCATTGATTGCAAAATCACGTTTGGACTTTAATAGTTTACATGATATGACAACTCAACCAGTTGCTGCTATGGGAATTGCAGTAGTTCCATAAATTAAATTATTTAATCATGTTGGAATAGACATAGTTAAATAATTGTTGTATATAGGGCAGACTCTAGGCCAAGAGAAATAAGGAAAGTTCCTCTCCTTTTCTTATGTTCTGCCCTTTTATAAAACTCGGAGAGGAAAGAGAGGTATAATATGCTATGATAGATGCTTTAGAAGTTCAACAATGTAAAACTTGTATGAATGACTATCCTCTTTCAGAAGAATATTTTGATACGTATATTAAACGTATCAGTCTTTTCCATCCTGAATGTGTTTCATGTAGAGAAGCACGATTGATTGTCGATAGAGAAAAACGCCAGAAGTATAAAGAAGAAAACTTTCTACAATTTACATATGCAGAATATGTAAACTCTGCTAAAAAACGTGAATTAGAATTTAGTCTCACACAAGACGAATTAAATAATTTAATCTTTTTACCATGTTTTTATTGTGGGGATTCTCCAGGTACGGGACCAACAGATAGAGTAGGACTTGATAGAGTAGATCCAGATAAAGGATACATTAAAGAAAATGTTATACCGTGTTGCTGGACGTGTAATAGAGCAAAAAGTGTTCTTACCCAAGAAGAATTTTTTGAATTGTGTAAAAAGATTGTCATAAAACATAAATTATTAGAAAACTCTTAGGTGATATTATGCGACTATGGTGTATATGGTGTCGTAAAATAAAATCTGTTGCTGATCAATACGTACTATTAACTGCTGGAACATTATGGAGTGAAGGTGCAGTTTTATGTAATGATTGTTTTCCTGTAACAGTTGATAAATATGGTAAGAAATAAATAGTTTATAAAAGGAGATTTATTATATGTTTATTTCTGTCACAAAAACTCCATTATATGCTGGTTACGTTCAAGTATATAAAGATGGATTTCTTGTTGATAATTGTATTGCAGCATGTAATATTTGTGGATGGGTTGAGTATTTTTGTATGGATAAAAATAATCGGTTGCTTTTAACAGAATCAAATGAACTTGTTTTGAAAAAAGATTATGGAAAAGTAACATATTATATTATGAATAGTGCTCCTAAAAATATTATGGATCTTTTTGTGCAAGAAATGAAAAACAAAACATGTGAATGTGAGGTACACGATGAAGATAAAGTTAGTGTATAAATCATTTAGTACGCCAGACAAAGTGTATTATAAAGATGATATTATTGATGATCCACAAGCACAAGAATGGTTAGAACTTTTTCCATCATGGTTTGAAAAAGTGGATGGTGATAAAGAGCCAGAAAAAGCAGAAGAAACGCCAGTAGAAGAAGTTGTAGTTGAAGAACCTATTGTAGAGGAATCTGAAGAAGTTGTTGTGAAAAAAGTACCTAAAGTGAGGAAACTATAATTTATGCCAAGTGAAGCGTTTCATGCACATGGTTCTACTCTTGAAATTTATGATGGAACACAATTTATTCCTATAATTGAATTGTCTGTTATAGGAATGAATTTTTCTGCCGATGAATTAGATTTAACCCATCATGAATCATTAGACGCATGGCGTGAATATGCAAGGGGTTTAAAAAGTGCCGAAGTTCTATTAGAAGGTAATTTAATTATAGATAATGCTTCACATGGATTTGATGAAACCTATGGATTAGGTTTTTTATTTGATGCAAAAACTTTTGCAATATTACGTATACGATTTCGTGAAGGAGATCCTTTAACGTTTACTGCATTATTACCTGAATATACGTGGGTAAATGATGTCGAAGATGCAATACGTTTTTCAGGAAGATTTCGTGTTTCAGGTATTGTAACAGAAGCTGAATTGTTTGTTCTTTTATGGTCAGAAGATTTTAATTATGCACCTTTTGATTTCGGTGAATTTGTTCTTCAATATACTGATACATGGGATTATGATCAAGGAAAAACGTGGATATTAGCATATTTTGATGATTGGGATTATGGTCAAGATAAAACATGGACATTAGAATATTTTGATAGTTGGGATTATGGTACAACAACTGAAACAAGTCGATATATTGAAACATGGGAACCTCCCACATATACAAGTACAAGTCAATATTTAGAAACATGGGAATATGAAGGAAGTTGGAGTTCTGCATACATTGAATCGTGGAACAATACTATGACTATCCCAAGTGGAACAAGCCAATATATAGAAACATGGGAGAGTTAAATGACTTTTACAGAACAATGGATTACAAATATTGGCGATGGATTATGTAGAACAGGCATATATGATGATGTTATTGCTGGAACAGGTTCTTGTTTAATTCAAACATTTGCAGAAAATAAAGTTCATACTGCAATACCCACAACTCCTTTACCACACGGATTAACGTCTGCACGATATAGATTTTTAGTTAATATAAAAGCAGGTACTGGTACAGGTTCTGCAACATATTTACGTGCTGGTTTATGCTTTATGTGTTCTGCTCAAAATATGCTTACTGGATTAAATAATTTTTATTATACTGGTGTACGATTAAATCCTGATACTGGTGGAAGTCATTTTATTTATTTACGAAAAGTAACTGGCGAAACATTATATAGTACAGGAACATTAGTAGGTGGTCCAGTAGTAGCAGGAGAAACAGGTTTTAATAAACCATATGCAATGGAAGTATTATGGGCTGTAAATGGATCTGGTGTAGAAATTAAGATTAAAAGGGGTTTTGAATTAGATTTTACAGATTTGGAGCCAATTATATCTGTTGTTGATACAAGTGGGCATATTGTAACAACAAATGAAATGTTTTTTGTTCGTAGTGAAATTGGTGTAACTTCTGCAACCGTTCTTTTTGATAATTTAGAAGTATCGTTATCACTTTAGCTATTATAGGAAAGTATATGGCATTACAACCTTGGGCATTAACAACTGTAGCTGCTGTAGAAGAAGCATTTAATTTAACACCAGGAACATTAGTGCCTCAAATAGAAGCGGCTATTAATGCTGCATCAGCACGTTTAGAAGCATTAACAGCTAGAAAACTTAAAAGCCGACTTTATACAAATGAAAAATATGATGGAGTAGAATTACAACCTGAATTTTTAACTTTACGTAATTATCCTGTTACAGATGTTGATGAACTTCTTATTTATGATGATGTAAACACGTTAATAGAAACCATTATTGTTACAGATTTAAGTCAATTAAAGATTTTAGATCCTGGTTTTCTCTATTTACCACAATCTGTATTTTCACGTGGGATACGAAACATTGCAGTTACGTATACTGGAGGATACCTTGAAGGTGTTCATGATGCAGAATTATTAGATCTTGAGCAAGCATGTTTAGATATGATTGCAATAATGGGAGTACCAGGAGAAGGTGTAACTCGTTCAAATCCTGGTGTAAGACGTGAATCATTAGGGAACTATTCAATTTCATATTTTGATTTGACAGGAAGTGGGAGTAGTGTAGGTGGTGGAAGCTGGCCTATTAGTATTTCATATATTATTACGTCTTATGGTAAATTTGTGTAGTGATTAAATTATTTAATAAGGATGTAATATGAGTTGGGTATTAAGTACATTATTTACACATGATATTACTGTTGAACCATATAGTGGTACAGATGAATATGGTAATGATACGTTTGGTCCACCAGTAGTTTATAAAGGCCGACAAGAAGAACGTAATGAAGAATCAGCAGAAGATGATAGAAGCACATTATTACAACGAGCTACTGTGTATTTTTATGGTAATCCACCAGTAAAATTGAATGATAGAATAACACTTCTTGATGGTCCTCAATTTCCAATACTTCAATTATTTAAACAAAGAGGTCCAGGTAGTAGTGTAGAATATATTAGTTGTATTGTTGGTAGACGAGCAGGTGAATAAATGCCACGTGCAGCTAGTGTTACAACGAAAATTGAAGGATTACTTCCTTTAAAAAATCGTTTAAGTACAATACAGAAAAAAGGGCCAGAAACTGTACATGAAGTTTTAGTAAAAAAAGCAAAATTAGTGTTACGTAATGCAAAGGTTCTTGTACCAATACGTTATGGAGATTTAAAACGTAGTGCAAGACTTGATATATACACAAGTCCTTCATCAACAAGTCATGTTGTTGAAGTAAGTTTTGGGAAAAATCCGTTTGTACCTTATGCATTAGTGGTTCATGATAGAGTTATTGATGGACGAACAGGTAAAATCATTCGACATAAAGGCCAAACACAAGCACATTATTTATCAGATCCTTTTGATGCAGAAATAGAGAATGTCCAACGTGATTTATATGCAGCTATGATGAACTTGTTATCTATAATAAAATGAAAGAAATATATGAGTGTATTAGATGATTTAGCTTTATATCTTCAGGAAAATGGGTTTGGTCAATTAGGATCTACCATTTTTTTAGGTGTGTTACCGAGCGAACCTGCTGCATATATTGCTATTACAGAAGAATATGGTTATGACGTATTTTATACACTTGAAGAACCACAAATGCGATATGAAGAACCACGGCTTATAGTTTGGGTAAAAAATCCACGATATGAAGTAGCAAGAAATACTGCTCAAGGAGTTTATAAATTGTTCGGCGCAGTACATAATCAAACAATAAATGGAGTACGTTACTTAGCATGTAAACCTGAACATCCACCATATTTTAATGAGATTGATCCACAAAGAAACGTATTCATTATTTTTTATATGGAAGTGTGTAAAGATGTTGAATGAAATGAGTTCTAAAAGTGAATTAGTTCAAGCGATTTATGAAACAGCAACAAGTTTACATAATGAAAAAGCTATTAGTGATGAAGTCTATGAAGAAATACGGCAATTGTGTATCAACTCAGAAGATATTGAAAAGGATTCGGTAGAAGAAGAATAATTCTTCTTTATGGTTATTAAATTATTTAAGTGAAAGGGTATGATTTATGGCAAGTTTAGGTTTACACGCATGGGGTACAATTTTAAAAGTTGGTAATGGACAAACAGGGACAGAAACATTTACAGCGGTTGCTGAAATTAGTTCTATTACATCGTCATTAACAGCAGATGAATTAGATGTAACGAGTCACGATTCTCTTGATGCATGGCGAGAATTTGTACGTGGTTTAAAGAGTATGGAAATTACGCTTGAAGGAAACTACATTCCTGCATCAGCAACACATGATATGACGATAAACACAGGTATGTTATGGTTATTTGATGAAGGCACACAACGAAATTATCAGTTAGTTTTTCCTGATCCTGATAATACACAGTTTGAATTTAAGGCAATAACAGTTGAAGTAACACATACTGCTGATGTTGAAGATAAGCTTGCATTCACATCTAGGTTACGTGTAACTGGAGAACCTACATTTACTGGAGTATAATTAATATAACAGATGGAATAAATAATGAATCCTTTATGTTTTATAAAGAGATTATATATAAAATATAAAGGATTCTGTTTTCGATTAAATTATTTAATTACATTGAGATTTATTTTATGGAGGTATAAAATGCCAGTAATACAAACCGTACCATTTATGTTAGAAAAAGAACGTCATTTGCTTTATAATTGGAATGCGTTCATGAAAGCAGAATTAGAACTTACCAAACTAAAAGGAACACCCACCACAGCATTAGAAGTCTTTAAAAACATGGCTATGTTTGTTGATAAAGAGACTGTAGATTTTACACAAATTTCTCTTACAGATCTTCTTATTTTAGTATGGTCAGGGTTACTTCATGAAGATCCAAAACTTACTTTAGATAGAGTTGGAGATAATTTGCTTTTTGCAGATCTTTCAAGAGTCATTATGGCTGTAAGTGAAGCTATTGCTGCATCTATTCCAAAGGATGATGAGGTAGAAACTGTCCCTTTAGAGAATCTGACGGAGAATTAGACAAAGATCCTAGACACTTTTGGTTAAACATATGGTCTATGGCTATTTTTGATTTAGGTTTAACTGATGAATTTTTCTGGTCTATTACTCCGGTAGAATTTGATTCGATTATGAAACGATATTTAAATGCCGAAGAACGTACAGATAGAAGATATGCTTTAGGAGCATATGTTATGGTAACAAGTTGGAGTACAGGAAAAGGAGCTAAACCAAAATTTGATGATTTTATGCTCCATGATTATCGTGGTAAAAAAGAGACAAAGGCTGATTGGAAACAGTCATTGCAAGTTTTACGAGAACAAGTAGGAAAGGTTAAATAATTTAATCGGAATGAGGTAGTTCTATGGCTATAGTAGGACATGTTGCAGTTAAATTTACTGGAAATTCAACAGGATTTGTTGATTCTGTTCGTCAAGCTATAGCTGCACTTGCAGGACTCAATAAGGCTTTATATGATTCTGAAGCTGCTGGAAAAATATTTGGAAAAGCACTTACAGCTATTTCTCCCCACCTTACTTCATTTAGTCAAATTAGCGCACAAACAGCAACAGTATTAAAAAATCAATCAGCTATTTTAGGTACTGTTGCAAATTCTTTTACAAAATTAGATGCTATATTAACAAAAATAGGTGGTGCATCATTAAATTCTTTGAATGGTGTAGCAGGAGCATTAAATAAAGTTGCTCAAGCCGCTACACATGTAGGACAAACAGCACCTACTGCTTTAAATAATGTCAATAATGCTTTAGGCCAAACACAAAGTAAGATGAAATCAGTTGAAACTGGTTCAATGAGTTTACGGACTGCTTTAGGGAGTATATCAGCAGGGTTTGCTGCAAAAACAATTATATCAAGTTTTGCTGATTTTGAGCATCAATTAAATCAAGTTTTGAAACTTGTTAAACCAGAAGAATTTGGTAAAGTAACTGAGGCTTTTCGACAGATAAGTACAACAGTTCCTTTAGCAACAAGTGAATTATCAAGTTTGGCACAAGAACTTGTTCGTATGGGTGTACCTGCAAATGAATTTAGTCAGGCATTAAAAACTGCATCTGATTTACAGCTTGCTATGGGTACTTCAGCGACAGAAACATTAATAAAGATTGCACGATTTAATTCTGTATTAGGAGAAGGACACGATAAATTACGTGAAACAGCAAATATAGCTACAAATGTTTCAGATGCATTGACAACAAATCAAACAGAAATCATGCAATTAGCTTCACGATGGGCACAATCAGGTAAAGCTATTGGATTAAATAAAGAACAAATTATTGCATGGTCTGGTGCAATGAGAGCCGCTAATATCAATGCTGAAGCTGGTGGTACTGCTATGTCTGAATTAGCAGAAGTTATAGCCGCAGCAGTAACAAATGGCGGAAAAGAATTGCAAACTCTTGCTGAAATGACAGGATTAACACGTGAAGCATTTGTAGAATTACAAAAAACTGATCCAAGTCAACTTTTACAAAAGTTTTTCATGGCTACAAGTAAATTAGCGAATGATCCAGGTGGTTTAACAACTTTACATGAAAAATTAGATGTATTAGGACTTGATTCACAACGTATTAGTCGTGTGTTACAGCAAACAGGTGGAGCAGTAGATGTTTATGGACAGGCTATTGCTGCCGCAGGAATAAAAACAGATACACTTGCAAAACAAATGCAAGTAGCAACACAAGGTATGTCAGATCAATGGAAGATTTTGATGAATACGTTGAAAACGGTTTCAAACGTATTATTATCTGATGTTGGTGGAGCTATTACAAAAACAATAACACAAATACGAGATTTAGTTGCTGCTATATTGACTCTTGATCCAGCAACAGTAGATGCAGTAAAAAGTCTTGTGAGTATGGGTGCTGAATTTTTAGCTATAATTGGAACAATGTATACGGTCATAAAAGTAGCAGGTTTAGTACGACTTGCTTTTCTTAGTATGACACCTGCTGGATGGGCAGCAGCAGGCATTGCTGGTCTTATAACCCTTCGTGATCATTTACAAGATACGGAATCATGGGCACATAAAACTGCAAAAGCAATGGGATTGATGCGAGCAGAGGCAAATGAAGCGCGTAAAGCGCAAACAGCATTACGGCAAGCAGAAGCAGCAGGGGCAGATGAAAAATCGTTGATTGAACAAGTAAGGAAATTAAAAGAAGGGCAAGCTAAACTTGCAAAAGAACAAGGTGGAGATCCTGGTAGTCAATGGGCACAAGGCGAAGAAATTAAAAAACAACTTAAAGAGATTGAAACCAAATATCAAAATATGCCCGCGCTTCAAATTGAGATAAAAGGTTTAGATACTGTTGAAAAATATACTGAAACACTTGATGGATTGAAAAAGAAAAAAGAAGAAATTATAGAATCAAGAAAGAAATCTGTTATTCATTTTGAATGGGGTAATACACTTGCAAATATTGATAAGGAAATAAAGAAAAACGAAGATCTTATTGTAGTACGTAAAAAATATGATACTATGGTTGCAAATCCACCAAAACCACTTACTGTACAAGAGACTGATCCAAGAGAGCAAGCAGCAGCAGCACCTACACCTGCTCCTGCTCCTAAAGGAAAAGCTGCACCTACAGCAGTAGCTGGTATGCCCCCGACAGAATCACAAAAATTATATAATGAACTTGCAAAATCATTAGAAATTGTTGAGAAAAAATTTAAAGCAACAGGTGATGAAGAAGATAGGTTACGAGAAAAAAGTAAGCATTTAAAAAAGGCATTAGATGATATTGCAGCAGTAAATGATGATACAGCAAAAAATATTCTCACAAAAGTTGGACAGCAATATAAAGAAAACGAAGCAGCATTAGATAAATATACAAATGTAACAAAAAAAGCTATAAAAGATAGTAATGATTTTAAAGCGACTACTGCTGCATTAACAAGAGAACAACAATTATTAGGTGTTACAACAGAATCAATACAAACTGAATTAAATGCATATGAGTCTCGATTACGAGAAGTTTTAAAAGCTGGTGGTGATAATAAAACCGAAGTAGCGAGTTTAACAGCAAAAATAAAAGAATTACAAACAGCATTAGCAGATTCAAAAGCTGCCGATGCACAAAAGAAAATAATGGAAACATTGAATGCATCATTTGATAATGCTGCTATTCATGGTGGAACATATGCAGACAAAGTGAATGCTATACAACAACGTATAACAGCATTAAATACTGCACATAGGGCTTTAATTAAATTATTAGGTGAAACTTCACCAGCAGTTAAAAGTTTGGCAGATAGAATAACTGCTGAAGAAGAAGCATTAGCTCAAGCAAAAGGAGAAGAAAAATATGCGGATTTAATGGATAAAATAAAATTAAAAACCGTAGAAGCAGAAGAAGAATTTGGTGCTTTAGGTGATACTCAGGCGTATCTTAAATCACAAGTAGATATTGCAACATTTTCATTATTAGGTATGTATAAAATATTTGGAGAAGGTTCACCACAAGTACAGCAAGCAAGAGATGATTTAATTAGTGCAGCAAATGCTATGGATATTTGGACGACAGGTAAAACAAAATTAGATGCCGCAATGAAAGTAGCAGATAAAAACGCAAAAGAAGAAGAAAAAGTATGGAAAAAACTTGCTGATACTATTATGGGTGTTTCAGATCAAATTGGTGAAGCACTAGGAAATATGGTTATAGGTGTTAAAACAACAAAAGAAGAATATAAACAAACATTGAAGGAACTACTAAAAATCATCATTAAATTTGTTATTCAAGCTGTAGCACAGTTCATTATTTTGAGTATTGTTGGTGGTGCAGGTGGTGCAGGTGGGACTATTGGACAGAGATTAGGACAATCATTTAGTACAGGTTTAACTGGAAACTTTGTAACATCAATGCCAGCAAAAGCCCAAGGTGGAGTGCTTACTAGACCTACAGTATCACGATTAGCAGAAAGAGGTCCAGAAGCAGTAATACCTCTCCAAAATGGTACTGTACCTGTTTCAATATATGGTGGAATGAATACAGGTATGGATATGGGAGGTCCATCTGATCATCCATTTGAAGTAACTATTATTAACGTTGTAGAAAAAGGTAAAGCAGAATCAATGGCGAGAGACAAGAAGGCTATCATTAACACAATCAATGAAGATTTAGAAAGTAGGGGTTCAGTGTATAGATCTGTTAAAGGTGTTGCAAAGGCACGATAAGGAGAGATAAAAATGGTTGCATGGCCTGGAAGTCCTTTACCTTCTCGTATTAATCCTGTTAAACTGATAGAGGTTTTTAAGGAAATATTATACGATAGTGGTTACACCTATACTGAATCACAATATTCAAGAGGATTAAGAAAATGGGATCTTGAATATGTGTATTTAACTGCCGCACAAAAGAATAGATTTATTAAATTTCTTGTAGATGTACACTTGGCTGGATCTATTATACAATGGACGTATCCTTATGGATTTACAATAGTCAATGCACCAGAAACAACACCTATTACGATAACAACAGCATATACACATAACTTGTATACAGGTGATACAGTTATTGTAGCAGGTGTAACAGGTAACACAGGAGCAAATGGAACGTTTACAATACAAAATGTCACAGCTACTTCATTTCAATTAGTAGGATCAAGTGGTACAGGAACATATGCAGGTGGAGGAACAGCAAAATTGTATCTTCCGAATATCCGTGTAACATCTGATGAAGATTTTTTTGCTGGTTTTGGTAAAACACTTGGCCCTGATATAGATGATAGAGGAGTGTATACTTTAGCAGTAACACTTCAAGAAATATTCAAGGTAAATGATTTGCTATAGATTAAATAATTTAATGGAGGTGATATTTTGTCGTTCGCTCAATGGAATAAAAATGTATCAGACAGTATATATACTTCCGTAGCTTTAGATTTAGCTACACCTATTGGTGGACTAGCGTCAGTAGCTTTAAATTCTGTCACGGCTAGTGCAGCTTTATATTTAACACCTTCTAATACAAGTGGCTTTACAAAAGGAATAGAAAAAGGAAAATTACGGACTTTGGTAAATTTAAAATCAAGTACAAGTAATGGTTGTGGATTCGGTCTTGTTATTATGGTAGTTTCAGAGACTATTGTTACGACTGCTGGTCCTTTTTATAGGTATGAATTATTTTCAAATGGAACCTATGCTTTAGCACGATCAAATACTAATATATTAAATGTAGGAAGTCCTAATGTAACATTAAATTCTGGTTCAACAGGTATTGCTCAAAATGTAACATATGGTATAGAAATTGAATGGGTAGCTGATCCAGTAAATTTAGGTGGAGTATCTTTAGTAATACGAAAAGGAACTGCTATAGATTTTTCTAATATGGTTGTTTTAGGACAAGTATTGGATATGGGAGCACAAGTTTTAGGAACAAGTAATTCTGAAGGTATTTATTTGAGGGGATATACCTCTGGAGGGGCTGTAAGAGTGTTATTTGATACTACCCAATTATATGAGTTTGTATAAGGAGAGATACATTGTCTTTTTCTCAATGGAATAAACATTTGTCAGGTACAATGACTGCTCTTATAGATAATACTTCTCCTATTGTTGGAGCATATTCATTAACTTTAACATCAACTGGTGGATCTGATGTTGCATATTTAACTCCTACAAATGTTAGTGGTTTAACAAAAGGTATTGAACAAGGACGATTACGAACATTAACAAGACCACGAAGTACAATGACAAATGGGTATGGATTTGGGTTAGTGTGTATGGGAAGCGCCGATAACATAGGGACATCAAATGGTGATTTTTACCGTTTTGAATTTTTTAGTACAGGATCTTATGGCCTTGTCAGAGCAAACGGTAATACATTAGCTACTGGTACTCCTGGTACAGTATTAATAAGTAGTACAGCAACGACTTTAACTGTAAATACAATATACAGTATGGAAATGGAATGGGTTGCTGATCAAGTAAATTTAGGTGGGGTGTATATATCTCTTAAAAAAGGAACTGCTACGAATTTTTCTGACTTAGCATTATTAAGTCAATTAACAGATTCAAATTATCAACAACTCATAACAAGTGCTGGTGAAGGTATATATTTACGCGGATATACTTCAGTTTCAGAAGCAAAAGTTTCATTTGATAATACACAACTTTTCTTATTAGCATAAGGAGATACAATTGTCGTTTTCTCAATGGGGTAAATATCTACAGGTAAATAGCGGAATATACATACAATATCTTTCTCCTATTTTAGCATCATCTTCTTTATGCTTAGAAGCACATGGGATAGGTCAAGCTACGTATACAACACCTTTAGATGCAAGTGGTTTAGCACAGGGTTTAGAGAGAGGAAAATTACGGACGTTATTTAAATTAACATTAGGAGGAAGTAATACATGTGGATTTGGTATAGTGTGTATGGGAAGTTTGGATGATTTAGTAAATAATAGTGGTGCTTTTTATAGATATGAATTACGTTCTAATTCAGCATATACATTGTCACGTGCAACTACAAGTTCTTTAAGTGCAGATATTCCAGGGACTACTTTAGCTTCTTCTACGCAAACTGTTACATTAAATGTAGCTGGAAGTATGGAAATGGAATGGATTGCAGATATTACAAATTTAGGGGGAGTTTATTTAGTAACGAGAAAAGGAACAGCTACTGATTTTTCTGATATGACCGTTGTAACACAAATGATAAATACTGGTGCTGGAATTTTAACAACGAGTAGTTCAGAAGGTTTGTATCTACGGGCATATGGATCTGCGTCACCAGGAGTAAGAACGCTTTTTAATAGCACTCAATTATATGAAATGATTTAAGGAGAAATACATTGTCTTTCGCGCAATGGAATAAGAATTTATCAGCTACTATGACTGCTGCAATAGACAGTAGTTCTCCTATTGTTGGTGCTGCTTCATTAACTTTAACATCAACAGCTTCAACACAAATAGGATATTTAACTCCTACAGATGTGAGCGGATTAGCAAAAGGATTAGAACAAGGACGACTACGTACACTTGTACAACCAAAAAGTTCTTCTGGAAATGGATACGGATTTGGTTTGGTGTGTATGGGAAGTGCAGATAACATAGGAACAATCAATGGACAATTTTATCGTTTTGAATTTCTTATGTCAGGTTCTTATAGTTTAACAAGAGGAGATTTTAGTACATTAAGTAATGTTAGTGCTACTCCTTTAATTACTGCTTCAACAACTCTTACTCAAAATACCGTTTACGGAATGCAAATTGAATGGATTGTTGATCTTACAAATATAGGTGGTATCTATTTTGCATTGAAAAAAGGAACTGCGATTAATTTTTCTGATTTAGCATTATTAACACAATTAACAGATGGATCTGAAGGTAAATTAGTATCAAGTAATAATGAAGGTGTTTATTTACGTGGGTATCTAACAGCTACTAATGCAATAGTTTCATTTGATCAAACTCAATTATATAATTTAGGATAAGGAGTTATATATTGCTATGCCTGTATTTCCTAATATACCATTATCAGAAGTAAGTCCTATTTCTATACATGATCCGTGGTTAGAATCTACCCATCAGAAACATTTATATCAAACTCGACCACGGCATATTCGACCGAAACGGGCATATGAATTAGAATGGAAGGGATTATCAGCCGATAAAAAGAATGTTATAGAACGTTTTATACGTTCACAAAGAGGTCCAGTTTTATCATTTCAATGGACGTATCCATTTGCACAGAACATAGTTATGGTATCAAATACAGAACCAGTAACCGTTGAAACAGAATTTCACCATAATATATTAGATTTAGATAAAGTTACAATTACTGGTGTGTTAGGAAATACTGCTGCAAATGGGACACATAGAGCAAAATATATCAATGGAACAACATTTGAACTCCTTGGTGTGTTAGGAAATGGAGAATACATAAGTGGTGGTGGAGTACGAATATTTTTTCCGTATATGGGACTCATTATAGATGAAGTTGGATATGAAGGATCTGAAAAACTTGTCGGGCGTGATATAGATAATTTAGGATATTATAATTTAAAATGTAGAATAGTTGAACGATATTATTAAATAATTTAATCGGTAGGAGGTAGAGAATTGATTACATGGCCTTTGGAGTTGATTAGACTTAAAAATGAATTACACGTAACAACACCTTGGGTTCATTGTTTATTATTACAATTTAGAACTGCAACAAATCCTGATATATTTGGATCACGATCTGTAACAGATCATAATGAACCGATAATATTTAATAGCATTGAATTTACTCCATATCCATTTAAGTTAGGAAGTGTTGAACATAATAGTGCTTCAGAATTAAAAAGATTAACACTAAGTACAGCAAATATTGATAGAGCAGTTATTGCATTATTAGAAGAATTTTGGACTTCTGTATTAGATCCATTATGGATAGTGACAATATGGGTAGTCAATACAGTAAATCCGGCATTAACACCAATAAATAGTAATGATAAATTTGTGATACTCAATGCACGTACTGATTTATTTAATGTCAGTTTTGAATGTCAATGGGAAGGATTAAGTTTAAAAAAGATTGTTCCTAGTAGACGTTATGTTAGATCTGGTGGTTTTGCAAATATACCAAGGCGTGTAAGATAGAAAATGGAGGTATAATGTGTTTTCAGATTGGCAATTTTTTACTGCGAATGCTCGCATAAATTTTTCATTAGATCTTGTTAATCCAATTATAGGAACAAGTTCATTAAAAGCATTACTTAATAATTCTGCTGGAGATCCTGGTAATGGTGTAGTTACTGTTGCAAGTGGACGGACAAAAGGTATTGAACAAGGGAGAATGCGTACACTTATACGAACTAATACAAGTGCTACTGGTGGTGCTAATGCAAATAGGTATGGTATAGTGTGTTTGCAAAGTGCTAATGATATGAGTATAGGAAGTCCGAATGGTTATTTTTTAGGATACCAGTATATTCTAAGTGATTTTACAATATGGCGATTAACAGGACAAACTTTAGGATCTGGTTTATCAATTGCAACTCTTGAAGCATCATCATGGGTAACTTTAGGAACGACTTTTGCTTTTATGGCTGAATGGATTGTTGATATAGCAAATTTAGGTGGAGTATATTTTGCTATTTCTTCAGGAGCAGCAACAGATTTTTCTGATTTAGCTGTTCGATTGACACATATAGATCCTACTGGATTAGCTCATACTGCTGGTATTGCAGAAGGATTAGGTGTTCAGATGAGTTCTTTTACTGGTGGTATTCCATATATACAATTTGATCAAACATCATTATATAGTTTACAATAAAGAATAAAAGTCATGAAAAAACGTTGTGGTATGTGTTTACGATATAAATTTTTTACAGAATATACAAAAGCTAAATCACGTCCTTTAGGTATATATGATTATTGTAAACAATGTATGTATGAATATCGACGAAAGGATGATGGAAGATTATTAAAATATTATAAAAAATTTAATAAAGATAATCCAGATTATTTTTTACAATGGCGAAGAAAACACGGTATACAAGAACGAAGAAAAGCTATTAATAGTGGTATGAAAATATGTACAATATGTAATACAGAAAAATATATAGATGAATTTTTTACGTCTCGTATAGAACCATTTAAAAAAGAAAGTCAATGTAAAATATGCCGTACAAAAATAATGATGGATTATCATTATAGGACACGAATATATAGAAAAAAGTTTGTATTTGAAACTGGTGAAAAAAAATGTAATATGTGTTTTGAAATAAAAGATATAGATGATTTTTACAGACAGAAAGATAATAGAAAAGGATATTATTATCATTATTATATTTGTAAAGAATGTTGGGCAATATATTTAAAAAAATATCGGGGAAGTATTGGTATTGAATATAAGAAAGAAAAAATATTATATACATGTTCATTATGTAATAATGAATTTGCAGAAAAGGAAATGATTAAATTATTTAATGATGATAAGTTTATTTGTGTAAATTGTAATCCTTCTAATCATATAGAAGAATCATTACAAGGAATATTTGTGTAAGGCAATTTGTTTTATAAGGAAGTCTATGGGGAAAAACAATGGTAGTGGATATACGAAATTTGAATCTGTTCGGGCTTTAAATCAAACTCAAAAGGAATATATCAAAGCCATACATTCTTCAGTTGTTACATTAGCAATAGGTAGTCCAGGTACAGGGAAAACATATATACCATCATCTTTAGCATGTGAATATTATTACAAAGGTGAAGTAGAACGCATAACAATCATACGTCCTACTGTACCTGCTAGTAGGCCGATAGGATTTCTTCCTGGTGATGCTCAAGAAAAAATGGAGCCTTGGGCAACACCAATATTAGAAGTCTTAGAAGAAAAATTAGGCGCAAAATATTATGATGGAAGAAACAACGGGACTATATATACGTATCCTGTAATGTATTTACGTGGTTCTACTTTACGGAACTCATTTATTATTATAGATGATTCACAAAATCTTACAAAAGAAGAACTTCATTTAATCCTTACCCGCATAGGTGAAGGAAGTAAAGTTGTTATTACAGGTGATCTCTCACAAAGCGATATTTTTGTAGAAAATGGTTTATCTTTTGTGATACGAAAGATAGGACAATTACAGTTACCTGTACCAATTGTAACATTTACTGATAGTGATATTTGTCGAAGTCAAACGTGTCAATTATGGCATACAATTTTTACTTCACCTGAAATAGTATCTGAATCAATATATTCATCCTATAAAAGACTATAAGAGAGAACAATATGAAAACAGTACCAGACTTAAATAATTTAATCACAAAATATATAGGTACACCATATAAAGAACGTGGTAGTGATATAGGTATGGATTGTTATGAAATAACACGGGCTTTATATAATGAAGGTTTAGATTTAGATATGTCAAATTATGCTCCTGATAATACACAAAAATTCTTTGAATATTATTGTAAAGAGTACGGTTGGGAATTTCCTTGGGAAAAATTACAACAATGGGATATGTTACTTCTTCATACGGTATTGTATCCAGTTGATCATTGTGGTATTGTACTCAACACAACAGAATTTGTGCATTGTATTCAACCTACTGGAGTATGTATAGGGAAAATACAACAATATAAACGACATATTTATCAAATTGTTCGGCCAAGAATATTCGGAGAAGAATATGATGATCAAGCACGTGAACTTATAGAAAACGCACGTTCAATAATGTTACGTAAAGCAACAATAGAAAAAGAAAATTTTTGGCGATACAGAACAATATATGAGGATTCATTAAATGAATAAAATAAAACTTATAATGAGTCCTTTCAAATCAATGACAGGAGAGTATCATACAAGAGAATATGTTGTAGAAGAAGATCTATATCTTCATGAGATTTTTAATGATTATGATTTAGAAAAACTTAATATAGCTATTAATGGAACGTATATAGAAGAAAAAGATCTTTATTTACCTCCTAAAGATTGTGAAATAGTTGTATCAGGTAAAATAGGTATTCCTTTTCTTATTATGATTGCTATTTCTATTATCATTTCAGTTGTATTAAGTGTTGTAATGAATTTATTGTTCCCTGTAAAGCCGCCTAAATTTGAGCCGCCAGATAAAGAAGGATCAAGTTTTAGTTGGGCAGGTATTAAAACAACACAGGGACCAGGAAACGTAGTCCCTATTATCTATGGACGACATAGAGTAGGTGGACAATTATTAACAGCATTTGTAGAAGAACGCACAAACAATAATGAGTTTACTATACAAGATCCTACTCTCCATATGCTTATTGCTGTAGGTGAAGGTGAGATAGAAGAATTTGAATTAGATACAATAGAGATTAACGATCAACCTATTAGCAACTATCAACAAATTGCTTTAGATTCACGTTTAGGTACACCAACACAAACAAAAATACCTTTTTTCACACAATCAAAAAATACGTTTGATCAAGGGAATATCGAATTTTCAGAAGAACCTGTAAACTATACAACATTAACAGAAGTCAATGGTTTTATTATTCATGTAGATTTTGCTGCTGGATTGTATCATATAGATACAAAAACTGGCGCACGTGCAAATAATGTATCTACATGGTCATATAGTTATAAAGGTCAAAGTAGTCCTGGTGGATGGGTTGGTCCTATACAAGTATCAACAGATACAGATCAAAAGAAAATTGTTCATCGTCCTATTAAGGTAGAAAATCTTCCTCTTGATGTTTATGATATTACTATACAATTTGTAAGTGCAAAATATGATGATGATCAATCTGAATTTAAACCATATTTATCAAAAATATCTGAAATAGTTGATACAACAGAAACATTTCCTAATACAGCTATATACGGTTTACGTATTGTTGCAACAGAAAATTTACAAGGTTCTTTGCCCAATGCTACAGTTATTGTTAAAGGAAAAAAAGTTCGAGTAGGATCTTTTTTGAATACTCCTATATATTCTGATAATCCATCGTGGTGTTTAATGGATTTTTTGACGAATACACGATACGGACTAGGTATAGCAGATGAAGAAATAGACCTTGCATCATTTATTGCCTATGCAAGTTATTGTAATGAATTAGTTGATGTTGATAGTGACGATGATGGTGAAGTTGATTTTCAAGAAAGACGATCAATTATAAGTTTTGTTATTGATTCTGATACAGATGCACCACAAGTTGTTGATGAGATATTAATGCCATCACGGTCAGTTTTAGTAAAAACTGGCGGATTATGGAAAGTAAAAACTGCACAAGATAGTGCTCCTGTTCAATTAATTACATGGGCATCAACAATTAGAGACTCTGTAAATTTAGCATATGTACGAGATGCTGATGATGTGAACGTCCTAGAATGTCGATATGCAAATGCTGAGGATGACTATGAACAAGATGTTTTAGTATATCCTAAAGTAGAAGATTGGCCTTATTTAGTGAATAAAAGTTCATTAGAATTTCGTTCTATTGCACGTCCTAGTGAAGTAGAAAGAGAAACGGCATTTAATTTAGTTTCTCGGCGCTATCAAAAACAAGTAGTAGAATTTACAATGAATATTGCAGGGATGATTTTTGAAATTATGGATGTGATACAATTTTCACACCCATTACCTGGATACGGATGGTCTGGTAGAGTGGTAGAAGATTATGGAGATGATATAGTAACAAATAGACGTACTATTGTCCTTGATTCTGAAGTTCCTTTTGCTCCTGGTGGTATTTATCATGTGTTTTTACAAAACAAGGATGATGTACAAAATGTTCGATTGCTCCATAATCCAGCTTCAACAGGAACAGTTAATACACGTGTACTTGAATTAGAAGCATCAGAACCTGATTTAACATTTACTCCATCTGAAGGTTATACTCAATGGGCATTTGGGAGAGCAGAACCATTTAATACAGCTTTTAAATTATTCCGTATAACAAAGGTTGAACGTGCTAGTGATTTTATTATTACAGTTACTGGTGTTGAACATAATGCAAGTGTGTTTGATCCATTTACTGCAACGTTATTACCGAGTCCATCACATTTAATTAAACCTGATGGTCCACCTCCACCTTTAATACAATTAATGGGATTTGAAGAAATTTTCCGCGATGCTACAGGAAACTTAAATAATTTTATTGTTCTTGAATGGGATGTCATGCAAGTGGAAGATGCACGGAGAATAAATCCAGGTGTAAAATATGGTGTATATGGTGGTGGTTTGATTTATAGACGATATGTTGAAGGAAGTGCTGTAGCAGGATCATTAAATGTAGGAGAATTTCTTGCTGCTGAATCAGGATCTGAAAATTTTGATAATCTTTCTGGTTTTAACTTAGTAGGATCTATAACAGGACAGTATGCTTTTCAATATAAAGAACTTGCTCCACCTGTAGGAACGATTATTCAATATAGAGTCGTACCTATTTCTGTTCGTGGGACACCTAATTATGATGGTTTATTACAAGTGACCATCACAGTTACAAATATTGATGTAACTCCACCTGCTGCTTCAGTAGGTTTAACAGCCGAAGGTGGTATACGAGCGATTGAATTATTATGGTCGAATCCTACTGTTTTAGATTTTGATGGTGTAGAAATTTGGGCATCACGTACAAATAATCGGGCAGCAGCAACAAAAATTAGTTCTGTATTTAATGGTGCAGTTACTTATTCACATACAGGTTTAGGCAATTTAGAAACATGGTATTATTGGATACGGTCATTTGATTATGCAGGGAATGTAAGTACGTTTCACCCTGAAAGCCCAACAGCAGGAGTATCAGCTACAACATTAGATGGTTTTGGGGATAACTTACGGTTAAGTGGGAACTTTTTATATGCGAATAATGTTCCTTATTCTGCATCAGGTGTACATGTAGGAGAAATTTTTATTGCAGATGCTATGGCAATAGCTACGATTACAGCAGAATTTGCTGTAGCAAATGAACCAAATGAATTAGCAGTAACGTATTTTTATGATGGGCAAGAACATTGGATTTATTTACTTGATGAACCGGATGCTGAAGGATCACGTTATGGTGCAAGTGGTAATAATGCAGTTGTTTATAATACACGCACGCGAATGATGGGAGCAATATCAGCAGGTACAACTATCCCTATTAAACTTTATAATATAGAAGATAGTAATACATCAAGTGTAACATGGGTACGGGTGATGATTTATGGATTTGCAGCAGCAACATAAGATTAAATAATTTAATTGGAATATAATGTTTGAATGGTTTGTTACATATTAAATAATTTAATATGTATGATTTTTTGTAAAGGAGAATTACATGGGTGCTCTTGGTAGTGGCACATCTACCTCTTATCCAGTTACCCTAGACACATTGTTGTATGTCAGTGGCGGGGGTAAAAGTGATTATACGAATGGTCCTAATCCCATTGCCGATAGTCAGTCAAGAGTAGATGCAGAATTTATGAATGATGTGATAGATGCGATTATTGCTATACAAACTGAATTAGGTACATCACCTTCAGGTGTTTATAGTACAGTCGCAGAACGTTTTGATACCATAGGTGGTGCTGGTGGTGGTTTTCCTGGTGCGTCTACAGACAATGCTATTGTGAGATGGAATGGTTCAACAGGAACATCATTACAAGATAGTGGGATCATTATTACAGACACGAATAATGTTGACGGTATTGTTGATTTAACTATTGCACGAAATCTTCTTGTTGGTGGTGCAGCAGCAGGAACATTATTAAATCATGGTATTGTTATTGCATTAGGTATTGGTCCAAGTACGAATCCTGTAAATGCTATACAAATGTGGGCAGCAGATAGAGCAGGTACACCAGGAAAAACATCATTACACGTGAGAGCAGAAGATGGTACACAGCACGTACTAGGAGATCGTGTAGGTATAGGGACAGTAGCTCCTGCTGAAGCATTAGAAGTTGTAGGTGGAATTAAACTTGGCACAACAGCTTTGTTAGCTAATGGAACGATACGATTTACAGGAGCAGATATTGAAGGCCGAATTAATGATGCATGGGTTTCTATGACTGCTGGTAGTGCAGGTGGAACAACGTCAGGTATATGGAAATGGTCTACATCAACTGTAACTCCTCCAGCCGCACAAAGTATAGCGGTAAATAATACAGATTATAGTTCTGCAACAGAAATGTATATTACAGAAGTAAGTAGTGGTGGTACAGATTCAAGTATCCTTTTAGATGATTTAGATGTTGGTGATACGATTTATATACAAGATAGAGTTGATTCATCAAAATCTATTCGATATACCGTATCAGGAACTCTTACAGATGTTGGAACATATAGAACAATTCCTGTGACTTTTGTGAGTACAGGTGCAGCAAATATTTCAAATAATGCTGAAATTTATGTACAATTTAATCTTGCAGGTATTCATGGATCTGGAAGTACAAATTCAATTACGATTTGGTCAGATCAATATACGTTAAGTGCAGATGCACAATTACATTATGATTCAACATCAAATAATCTAGGACTTAAAACAACAACATTTGGTACTGGTGCTCAAGCTGTATTAGGTCTTGGATTAGGTGTTGCTCCAAGTACGTCACCATTAAATATGGTACAATTATGGGCTGCATATCGTGGTGGAGTAGGAGGTAAAACAGGGCTTTTTATACGATCTGAAAGTGGTGCTACGCATGTGTTCAGTGATTATGTCGGATTAAATAATTTAACTCCATTGTCTGAATTAGATGTTGTAGGGTCACAACGGATTACAAAGAATGCTACATCATCAAGTAATTTGTGGAACGTATTGAATTTACGTGTAAAAGCAACAACAGATGTATTAAGTCCTAATTTTGGTACACTATTATCTTTTAATAATGAAAATTTTACGGGCACAAGTTTTGAAGTAGCAAGAATATCAGGTGCAAGAGGTTCAGCAGACACTTCAGGTATTTTATCATTTTCTGTAGCAAATGCAGGAGTGTTTGGTAAAACAGTGTCGATAGACAAAGATGCAAATTTTATTATTAATGTTGCATCTGTTGGCACAAATTTAGTACAAGGTGTTGTCATTGGTTCTGGTACTGCTCCCACTACGTCACCTGCTGATGCTATTCAAATGTGGAGTGCTGATAGAGCAGCTACAGCAGGAAAAGCATCATTACACTTACGTACTGAAGATGGTACGTCTCATGTGTTTGGTGATAGAGTAGGTATTGGGACAGTCACACCTGGTTTTGCTCTTGATGTTGTTGGTGCAATAAACGTTAGTGATCCAACAACAACACGAACAAATATTGGTTTAGGAACAACAAATGATGTACAGTTTACACGATTAGGTTTAGGCATTGCCCCAACTGCATCTGCACCACTTCTTTTTGCTGCTGGGGTCGCACAAAAGATTTTATTATCTGGTGATGCAGTAGGTTCACGTTATGGTTTAGCTGTGGCTGCTGCGGCATTACAGGTTTTTGGTGCTGGTGCTGCAAGTGTTGAATTAGGATCTATGAGTACAGTAGATGGAATAACATTTACTTCACGATTAAGTGTGTATGGAACAAGCGGTAATGTAGGTGTTGGTACTGGTACATTTGGTACAGGTGCAACACGGACATTTGCATTATTTAATGGTGTAGCTCCAACAACATCACCAGCAGATACAGTTCAATTATGGAGTGCAGATAGAAATGCGACAGCAGGCAAAGGATCACTACATTTACGGACTGAAGATGGAACTTCGCATGTATTTGGAGATATGGTAGGAATAGGAACAACAAATCCTACAGCAGCATTAGATGTTATTGGCGCATTAAAGGTAAGTGATGTTGCAACAACCCAAGCAAATTTGGGTATAGGATCTGCTTCAAGTTCACAACTTGATCGACTTGGATTAGGAACACCCGCTACAGCCGATGCACGATTAACATTTTTGGCCGAAGTCGGACAAAAACTATTATTATATGGTAACGGAATAACTACACGTAACGGTTTAGGAGTTGCTTCTGGTGTTATGCAAGTGTTCTCACAATCAACTGGTACAGTAGATATTGGAAGTATGTCTACTGCTGATGGAACCACATTTACAAACAGACTGTCTATTAATGGTACAAGTGGGAATGTTGGTTTAGGAACAAAAACTTATGGGACAAGTGCAGCACGTGTTTTTGCATTATTTGCAGGAACAGCACCTACAACGTCACCCGCTGATACAGTGCAAATGTGGACTGCTGACACTAATGCTGTAGCAGGAAAAGCAGGATTACATATACGCACAGAAGATGGTACCTCACACGTATTTGGAGATAAAGTTGGTATTGGAACAACGGCACCCACTGTAGCTTTTGAAGTTGCAGGGGCAATAAAAGCTTTAAATGTTCAATTTGATAGAATAGGGCTTGGACAATCAAGTTCAACGAATGCTCGTCTAGTGTTTAGTGCTGAACTTGGTCAGAAGATCCTCCTCTATGGTGATGGTGTTGCTGCTCGCTACGGTTTGGGGCTTGCCTCTGGAGTCCTTCAGGTATTTTCAGCAACAACAGGAAATATTCAACTAGGTACTATGGATACTACGGATGGTGTAACATTTACACCTATTATGACCATTTTACCTACTGCTGTTGGTATTGGCGTTGTTGATCCGCTTCGTGCTATGCATGTTGTTGGGTCTAATTCTGCCAGATCTGGATTTCGGACTGAAATGTACAATACATCTACTGTTGCGACTGATCTTCAGATGATTAAAGCACGTGGGACTGTTGTTGCACCTGAAGGAGTGATTGATAACGATGGTATTGGCCGATGGATTAGCTACGGATATGCACGCAACAGTACTGATACTGCTATGGCGAATATTAGTGTTGGTCTTATTGATATGAGTGTGGATAGCATTGATGCCCAAGGACGTATTGGTGGACGTTTAGTATTTTATACGAATCCTGGTGTCTCAGGCACAATTACAGAAAAAATGCGCCTTACCCAAGAAGGTTGGTTAGGTATAGGTATGACTGATCCAAAAGCACGTTTACACCTGACCAATGAAAATTTAACAACAGGACAATTAATTCTTGGTTCACAACGTATTGCCCTTGTTGTTGATAATGTTATAGGCGGGGCGGATTTTTGGAGTAACGACACGAATTTAACCTCACCAGGACAAATGACTGCATATGTTCGTGCTTTGGCTGATGAGACACATACTGCTACAACACTAGGGACGAGAATGACTTTTGCTACAACAGCAGTAGGGGCAACTACTCCTACTCTCCGTATGACACTTAAATCTGATGGCTCTTTGAATATGGTTAGTGGGAACAAGATTACTCTCAATGAAAGCGGTAATAGTAAATATGGGATGGTATTTGGCGGCGGTAATACCTTGCAAATTTTTGGATCTGATTCCGCCTCTACAACTGGTGTGTCTATTGGCGGAATGAGTAGTGCTGATGGTGTCACGTTTTCTCCAGTGTTACGTGTTAAAGCCTTATCGAAAAATATTATACTTGGGACAGCAAATGATGCAGGAACCTCAGCAAGTTTTACGTTTGGGATCAATATTGGGACTGCTCCAACGACTTCTCCTGTTGATATGGTACAGCTTTGGGCCGCAGATCGTGATGCAACAGCAGGAACGGCATCTTTACATGTGCGAACAGAATCAGGGGTGATTCATGTATTAGGTGATTATATAGGTTTTGGTATGGCTGATCCTTATGAAACATTGAATGTACTTGGTATTGCAAACTACTTTGAACGCCATGATGCTGTTGCAACGGGTTATTTTCATGTAACACGAAAATCACGTGGTACACGTGCTGTTCCTCTACGAGTTGCAGAATTAGATTATGTTTCTTATTACGGTTCACAAGCATATGTACGGAATGCTGCAAATACTGCTGATCAATGGAACTATATGTCTCGTATTGATACACGAATTGAATCAGTAGATGCTGAGGGTAGAGCAGGTGGAGTTTTGATTTTTTATACTTCCCCTCCAGTTTCAGGTTCTCTTACTGAAAGAATGAGAATTACACAAGACGGTTTTGTTGGGATAGGTGTATCTGTACCAACAACAGTTCTTCACGTAGGGAACAATAATGTAACAGATGCTGGTTTGATATTAACATCCCAACGTGTTGCTATTGCAACAGATAACCTTCTAAATGGTATTGATTTTCATAGTAATGATACGAATTTAAGTCCCACTGTAATGACAGCCTATATACGTGCATATGCAAGTGAAACACATACCGCAACAACATTAGGAACACGCATAGCTTTTGCAACAACATCAATAGGTGCTGCTGCTCCAACTTGGCGCATGACTCTTTTGGATACTGGTGTGTTATCGTTTGGAACGTGGACAGGACAGAAAATTAATTTATATGATACAATACTAGCAAAATATGGTTTTGGTATTGGTAGTTCCCAAATGCAGATCTATTCGCCAAATAGTTCAAGCGCACGTGTAGAAATTGGAGGAATGTCCTCAGTAGATGGCGTGACTTTTGTGCCAGTGTTACGTGTGATACCCGTTTCAACAAGTATGGTTCTTGGTCCGGTAGCAGCCACAGCAGTAGGGACAAGTGGGGCTTTCGTATTTGGTATTTCTACAGGAACACGTCCGACAACTTCTCCTGCTGCTATGGCACAACTATGGGTAGAAGATTATGATACCGCAGGAACCGGATCATTACATATACGAAGTGAATCAAATTGGATTACGAAAATAGGCAACGGTATTATTACGAGAG